TGACTTTGTAGACGACTCGACGTACGGCCCCGGTGACATTGACCGTCACACCCGTCCCGGACCCTGCTGTGACCTCTGGATTCGTGAGTTCCAGCTCTGTCCCAGTGAGAGTCCCCGTCCAGGCCCGCACATAGACGATCCCAGTGGTCGTCTGCATGACGGCTTGGGCGAACAGCGCCCCCGCGCCCGCAAGGGCGACAAAGGCGAGGGTGCCCAGCCAGCGGCGAAGTGTGCAGTGATTCATTCCACCCTCCTACTGGCTCGCCGACCCAGCGGTCGAGTCGATGGTGGACGAGTGGACCTGGTAGGCGTACACCTGGACGTTGGCCGCGAGGCCCGCGCCATCGAGATTGATGTCCAAGTCCTTGTTCTCGGTGAGCGCCATCCCCCGGTCGCCAAAGTCAAAGTCCCACCGTGAGCGCACGGCTGGCGAGACATCCAGCACGGCAATCACGATGGGGGTGCTGGCGTCGTCTTGAAACGACATGATCTGGGCGGCGCTGGTGGTGATGTAGACCACGATGCGCTGGACCCAGATCGTCTGGCTGGCCCGCTTCGCCAGAAAGGCGTCCAGAGTCGTGTCGCTGGCAGTGATGACGACCGACTTGCTCAGGTCCCGGAAGACTTTGCGATACCCTTCTGCCGACAGGGCAGAGGGGCCAGTGGTGGATGTTGCCATGTCAATTCTCCTGCTACGAAGCGGGCTTGAACGCGACGATCCATCCCCCGCGCATCCCGCTCCAGAGCGGGCTAGAGACGACCGTGAGCACCATGTAGCCCAAATCGCTCACCTCGCCCAATCGCGTAGTCAGGTCGTTCACCGTCGGCCCCGTCAGTGGAGTCGTGGGCGCCTCGGGCGGGGCATCCAACGTCACCGGGAACAAGGCCCATTCGACGTTGTTCGGATTCTGGTCTGGCACGGTTCGCCCTCAGTACGCGAAAGGGGCCCGAAGGCCCCTTTCCTAGCTCCTACGTTCGGCCGACGAGTCCCTGGTCCGAAGTCGCCGCTGCAGCTTCGTAGTAGTTCTTCGCCATGCGTACGGTGGTGGGGATCACAGCCCCATCTCCTGTGGCTCCAAACGTCTTGGAGTCCTGACACGCGAATGTGCAGTTGGAGATCAGCCCCGTGGTTCCAGCCGACAACTCGATGTACCGCGCCGCCGTTGGCGAGGAGGCATACGCAGGGACATCCACGGTGGCAAAGACACAGTCCTCGATGAACAGGTCCTTGATTCCGCTTGCAACGACCAAGATATCGGCATCGACCGTGGTATTCACGGCAGAACCAAAGCGGCAGGCCCGGATCTTGACGTGACGTGGAATCGAGTTCCCGGTCCCGCGCATCACGATCCCGGCGCGATTGTCGATGAACTCGCAGTTCACGATGGTGACATACCACGCTGAACCGTTGGTCGTCCAGGAGATCCCGCCTCCGGTTGCGGCGTTGCCGGACGCCTTGCAGTTCTTGATGTGGCAGTTGGAGACCACCAAACCACCTGCGTCCTTCGTCGATCCGTCCCCATGAATCTCGATCCCGCCCCCTGTGGAGCTGGCACCGTTGATGGTGATGTTGTGGATGAGACAGCCAAAGGCTTCCACCTTGATCATGGGCGTGGTGCTAGAGCCGCCGATCTTGAGCTGCGGCTGGGCTCCTTGTGCCAGGCCGCGCGAGACGCCGATGATCGCCACACCGTCCTTGCCTGCCCCGAGGGTCAGGAGTTCGGCGTACGAGTCGGGGTCGGTATCGCCATCCGACGCATCGCCTTCCAGCGGCTTGACGTAGACCCGATCGCCCTGACTACAGGCGTCGATCCCGGCCTGGATGGTGACGAAGGCGTTCCCCCAGCTCTTGCCGTCGTTGGTGTCGGCCCCGTTGTCCCCGTCCACGAAGTAGTTGACGGAGGGGAGTGAGATGCCCAGGGCTACCTGGGTACTCCCGTCGTGGAAGTAGATTTGCCCGCCGAACGATCCGATCCCAGTTGCATCGGGGAGGTTCTTGATGTCGGACAGGTTGAGGACTTTGTCGATGTAGCGAACAGCCATGTGAGACTCCTAGTCGCGCTATCAGAGAAACAGGGAGCGGCCAGGCGCGGCCAACCGCCCCCCGAGGGTGCTACGCGTCCTGAATCAGAACGAATCCGTCGGGCCCGTCGCCCGAAGTCGAGTCCGTGTCGCCGGCGGTCGTGGTCTGCGAGGAACACGTGAAGCCGGTCCCCTGTGCCCACCCATCGGGGTAGGTCAGGAGGAACTCATCGCCCGAGGCATTCAACTCTTGGGCGATGACGATGGTCGTGGAGCCCCCGACCGTCGCGTGGTCATTGGCCTTGAAGATGGCCGCCGTCGAGGTGGCCTGCTTCTTCAGATAGATCGCGATGACCTGAGTGGCAGAGTCGGCGATGGTGGTGTCGCTGGTCAGGTCTGCAAACGCGACGAACTCCAGGTCGAGGTTGAGCCGGTGGTCGGCCAGATAGCCGAACAACTGCTTCATCTCGCGCTGGATGGCGGGTTTGGCGTTGGCAAGGAAGGCCATTGCCTCCTGCTTGGCCAGAAGGGCTTGTCCAGTACTGAGTGCCATGGTGTCTACTCCTCCGCTCGCACAGGGCCCGAGGGCCTAATGCAAGACGATTTTCAAAGGCGACGACACCTGGCTGTCGGGGGACACCCTAGCCACAGGTGGGGTCGCAGGTTGACGCCGGGGCGAGTGGGCCATGGACGTACGGCTTCCCGCCCGGTAGCTGTAGGACTTGAACATGTCGGCGGCTACCGCGCCTCCATCGTCATGCCAGCCTTGGCGTTGCCGCTGGCGTTTCTGCCGGTCGGCCTCGTCCATGAGGTCGGCGGCTTTCTGGCCCCCACCGACACGCCACGTGTCGCGAGAGGCCAAGATCGAGAAGATGTGCGTGCCCCAGACCGAGCCGGGCAGGATGGTCGTCACCGGGACCACCCGGAGGGCGTGCATCTGTAGTGTATCAGGTTGCGGCATGAAATCCTTCACCTGTGGCAGATGCGAGGCCAACAGCCCCTTTCCCCGCCTTACCCGCCGCGCCAGTCGATAGACCGGCTGCTGCTGCGACGGGATGACGACCAAGTCGCTGTCGAAGATCGCCAGCTCCTGGAGCCACCAGGCCGGGGGGCCTGCGAGCTGATACGGGTTGGGCGCTCCGACGTAGTTCATCACGCGCTGGTCAACTCCTCCAGCCGCTTGGCCAAGGTCGCCTTGTTCATCCCCTTGCTGTCGGCCAGCAGCTCGCTCAGCTGCGCTTTCAGCGGGCTGGGTGTGTCCACGGGTGGGGACGGCGCATGTGCTGGCGGGGCCGCGAGCTGGGCCGGAATGGCATCAGTCGCCTCATCGGCCGTTGGCGGCCGGTTCGCCCCACCGCGTGTGACCACATGCCGGGTCTGAATCTCGACGACATCCTCGCCCTGCCGATCCAGGAGTTCCTTCGACGTGGACTGCTCGATCGGGGTGATGTCGTCCCGCCCCTCGGTCTTTCCGCCCGTTTCCCAGCGGTGGCCCACCAAGGAGCCGATCTGAACGGAGAACTTGTCCGCAGACCCCATTAGGGGATTCTGGTCCTTGGCGTAGCGCACATGCTCGAAGGGGCGCTCGTTGGGGCCGGGCTTGAGTTCATAGATCCGGCCGTTCATCTGGTACTCCAGCGCCTTGCTGGTCCGATTGACGATCGTCACGAAGTCGCCATTGTCAGGCATTCAATCCTCCGAAACAAGAAAGGGGGACCGCGTGGGCCCCCCCAACTCAGGGTGCTAGGGCTACGGGGCCCTCACGACGACTAAGGTCTGCCCGGTGATCCCGGTCAGTTTGGCCGATTTGCCCGGGTGCCGGGCGTGGAACTGCTTCCGGATGCGGTAGACCGCCTCGAAGGCGTCCTTGAAGCTCGACTCGGTGCCCACACGCTGCAGGATCGAGCCGTCCTCGTCCACCCACTTGCCCGCCTCCGAGACATACTGGACGAATCCAGTGTTCTCGGCGTCGAGCAGATACATGGACCCGAGTGCGATGTCGCGAATGGCCCGGATGGGCACTTCGCCAACCGTCAGGTCGCCCTGCTTGAAGGCTACCGTTCCGCCGTCCGGCCGCTTGAGATCGGCGCCGCTGTAGCGACGGTCGGCCTCCAGGAGCTGGATGTACAGGCGCCGGATGCTGTGGTGACAGGCGATGAGACTGATCTTGCCACCCAGCTTCTGGTCGGTCACATCGGCGACACGCTGCAACAGGTCGAGCGACAGCGCCCCGGTGGAGCTGACGACGTAGCTGTTGTACGCATCGTAGGTGTTGCGATCGATCCCGAAGTAGTTGGTCCGATTGGTGCCATCGTCGATGTGGGCTTCCAGGCCCCACCAGGCGGCCTCCCACGACGTGTCCGTCACTGCCGTCACCGTGCCGTTGGCCGACTGGACCACGTAGTCCGAGTTGGCCACATCGGTGCCGATCGTGCCGCTCGACAGCGTGACATCGGTGCCGTCGCTGTTGACTGCCACGACACTGGACTGTGTCGCAACCTGGGTCCGCAGCGCCCCGGTGGACGGGTTGATGAACGCCAGGAACATCCCGTTCTCGATGAAGCGGTTGCCGAAGTCGTCTCCGGTCACTCCACCGGGCGCGTCGAGTTCCAGGGTGGTGTCGCCGTCGGGGTTGGCCTCGTCCACACGGGCGAGTACCCCACGGCCATCCGTGGCGAGGGCGAACTCCTGCCGGCGAGCCATGTCGTCGATCAGGCGTTCCATCTCGTCGCGGCGAGCTGAGACAAAGGCGTTCTCGCGTCCGACCGAGTCCACCATTGCCTCGTAGGTGATGCGAATCCGGCCAGTCATCTTGCGCTGGTCGATCCGCACCGGCACATGCACCTGGTTTCCGGCCGTCGCCGAAGCGCCGTCTTCCCGGGTGAACATGGGCGAGCGGTTCCGACCCACGTGGGCGCTGTAGTACTTCTCACGGCCCCCGAAGTCGGTTTCCTCGAAGTCCATCAGGTCCTGCAGCGGATTGGCGTTATTCACCTGTTCGGCGATGAACGGCTCCGCGACATCCTTCAGGGCTCCGTCGAATGCTTGGGTATCCAGACCCATTGTGTCCTCCTGCTACTCTGCGGTCCCGGCCTTGGCCGCTGCTTGCGCCTTCACGTGCTCAAGCATGGCCTGACCCAACTCTTTCGAGTTCTTGGGCCGCGTGGGCTCCTCCGACGTTTGTGCGGCACTGGACCCGCCCCCTTGGGGCACGGCCGGTGTCTTCGTCGAAGCGGCCCGCTTGGTGACCACACGCCGCGCCGGGCCGACGATGCCAGACTCGACATACTTGAAGAAGTCAGGTTGGAGGGTTGGATCGTTGGCCTCGTAGCGCAGGGTGTTCTGCCCCTGCTTCACGAAGCCGAGGTACATCGAGTGCAGTTGATCCTTCTGGGGTTGGTTCAGGTCCTTGCCCCCGTAATAGAGCTTGGACGCCTCGCCATACACGGCGTTCATGGTCCGGGTCCCCTGTTGATCCCAGAAGACCCCGATATGCTCGCCCATCTGCCCCATTTGGGGCAGCCCCGACTGGAGCGCCTCGAAGTTGCCCCGGAGCCATGCTAGCTCGGGGTACACCGATTCCAGATCCTTGCGGAGCTGGACCACTTCGGGGCGATCGACGCCGGCAGCCCCGGGATCGTCAACCCCCAGCACCGCCCGCATCCTGCTCTCGTGCCGCTCGTTCTGGGCGACCAGCTCGTCGATCCGAGTCTGGTGTGCTCTGCCCTGTGCGACAACCTCATCGAACCTGTACTTCGGGATATTGATTTCTTCTGCTGGCGCCGCTGGAGTCCCGCCCGGCTGGGCACCGACTGTCGCGTCGGCTGGCTGTGGAGGCTCCTGCGTCAACTCGCCAGGTGTGCCGGCTGGCTCGCCGGTTACGATTTCGCCTGTACTGCCCGGATCGTCAACTACTACGTCGTCTGGCATTTTGTCCTCACCTTTGATATCGCAGTCAGTTCTGCGGAGGAACTCCCGAGGTGTCAAGACATTGACACTAGGAGGCCATGGTACTGGCACGGAGTTTGCAAGTCAAGCAAGTGTGAACAGACGAGGCTTCCTGGCCACACTGGGGGCGGCAGTCGTCGGGCTCGTCCTGCCGAAACCGCCGGGGTGGGCGGTGCTCCAGGCCCAAGGAGCCCGTACGATATTCCCTGAACTAGGGTATGTCACCTACGTCACGTGGCAACAGACGCTGGTGCTTCACTATCCGGCCAAAAGCTGCATGTTGACAGGGATTGCCGACTAGATCGGCCCTTGCCCTTGAGCCTCTTCGCCGGACCCGCTCGGGACGGTATCCACCGCACCTGACTCCTGATTGCTACTCTGGAGCGCGAGTCCGCCACCGCCAGGGGCTTGAGCGCCCTCACCGCCTTGCACAGCCAGTGCGGCCAACATCTGCTGGTGCTCGAACAGATGGAGCCCGATGAGCTGTTCCAGCTGGAGGGCACCCTGTGGGTTCTGCTGCTCCAGGAGCTTGAACTGGTCCCGGATACGGTCGCTATTCGCCCACTTCAGGTGCTCCTGGAGGTGGAAGATGTCTGAGTGCCACGGCTTGCGGCGCATGGGGAACGGCCCCACCGGGTTCTGGAGCCACACCTCCACGTCGTGCTGCTCCGACTGCGCCTCGTTGATGTTGGCGTCCACGGTCGGCACGAGATTCTGGAGGCCCAAGGCTGTGAGGGCCTCGAACCGCTGCTCGGGGTCGGTCGGGTCCAGGAGGCCCATCTGGCGGGCTTGCTCCATGGCCGCCCGCTTGCCCAAGGTCGTCTTGGGGACATTCTGGCCCTCCTCAACGATGATCTCGATACCACCTTGGAGGTTGGCGTTCTCGAACTGCTGGAAGGCCCACGCGCTATTGGGGCCCATGACAGCCCGGGTCCGCTCGTCGGGGCCGAACTGGCGCTCCATCTCGATGACCAGCTGATACCAGTCTCGGTAGGCCAGGGAGCGGGCCGCGACCGAGGACTCGAACCGGCTCTCGGAGCGTTCGACCAGGAGCTGTAGGGCCGAGAACGCCTCCACGCCCGTGGGCTTCGAGCCCTTCAGGATGTCGAATGTGCCGGTCAGGGCCTCGATATCGTCCAGGATCTGCTGGCGGAGCTGGAAGCTCGAGCCTTGGATGGCCTCACCAGGGATGCGCTCGGGTTTACCCAGCCCACCTTGGCCAAGGACGCTATACTTCACAACGAGGCCCGGCTCACCGGTAAACTTCTCGATCTCGGCCCCTTTTGGCTCCAGCCAGACCGGGTTGGCCATGCGCTGGAAGGCCAGTTGGATGTGGGAGTCGAGCTGGTTCAGCTGGTCGTTCTTCTGGAGGATGACCGCCAGAGCACCTTGGGCCCAGATCCGGCCGCCAATCTGGTCGTAGCCTGCATGGACCCAGTTGAACAGGGGCTTGCCCTCGTGGTCCGTGTAGGGCAAGGGGCCGGGCAGGCCTTGAGCGGGATCGACTACCAGTTCGCCGCCCAGCACACGAGCCACGAGGCCCTGGGGGTAAGTCTTGTTGGGCTTGAGCGACAGTTCGATCTCGGTGACGCCCTTGGAGCTGGACCCGGAGCCCGACTGGTAGCCCCGGCCATGGAGGATGTGGTGCTCGGCGAGAGACTTCTGGATCTGGAGCGACCGGTCGGTGGGCGTCGTCGTGAAGTTGATCTTGTCCACGATGTCTGGATGGTTAGTCCGGACCCACGCCTCGTCTCGCCACCGCTTCCGCTCGACGTAGGGCAACTCGGAGAAGAGCTGGTAGTTGGGCGAGAACCCGACCTCGAAGGGGCTGGGGACATCCGTGCGCCCGCGCCCGAGTGGACGTTCCTTGCCAACGGGCTCGCCGGTCTCAGGGTTCGTGGCCTCCATGAACTGGGTCCCACCACACTCGGGGCACTCCGGCTGCTGGGGGTCCACACTGTCGGGATCGACGACCTGCTCACACCCCACACACTGCTCGAAGGGGACCACCTCCGTGCCGTTGGAGGGAGACACGTCCCACCAGGTGTGGAGGAACCCGTTGCCGGTGGCGATGTACCAGAAGTCGAAGATCTGCATCGTCGGAGTGATTCGATGCTGGTCGCCGAGTAGAGGTTCGAGGTCGTCGGCGACAGAGGCCGCCATGACATTCTTGGGATCTTGGCCCACGGGCCGGGCCGAGATGCCCAGGGGGCGGCCGGCCATCATGGCCCGAATGGTCTGGAGCGTCTCGCCGACCTTCGGGGTGACCGGCTTGGGCACCCAGCGATGGAGTCGCTTGGGCAGCCACTTCTTCTGGGTCGGGTGGAAGTAGATCCACATGTTCCCGAGGACGTAGTGGATAATCTGCTCCCAGTGCCGCTCCATCGAGGTGCGGTGGGGCCCGAAGGCCTCCTTTTGCAGGGTCTCGACGAGTTCCTTGATGGCCTTGGTGTCCTGGTACGGGTCGGTGATCTCTTCAGGAAGCTCGATGCCGAGCGCCTGGGCCATCCCTGCCTTGGCGGCTTCGGGGGAGAGGCTGGGCTCGCTGGATGTGTTGGCCTGGTCTGGCATGGACTACTCGGCAACCCCTGGCTTCCCGTGAATCTCGCGCCCCTCGCGCTTCGCCATATCGTCCCCCATGTCCTCATGGATGGCCGAGTCGAACGTCGCGTCCTTGCCGTCGCTCACTGTGCCGGGCGGATTGACCGGCCCCCGCTCGATGCTAGGGACGGGTATCGGGACTCCCGTCGCCTTGTGGAGCAGTTGGCCGTTCTGGAGGGCGAGTGTATTCACGTGTTGGGTGAGCCAGGTGAAACTACTCTCCAAGTGGGCCAGACGAGCGATGTACTGCTCCTGCTTGGCCCGACCGGCGGCTGCCTCTGAGACGAGGCGATCGTAGTCCGAGCGTTTCAGCCACATGCCGAGTGCCTCCTAGTCTACAGTATCCGCGCCTTCACCGGCGCTGTCCACCCGTGAATTGCCGAATTGTCCGGGTGCAGCACATACAGCAGCCACCGCTCGCGCTCTCGATCGAGCAACCAGCACTTGCCCTGGTTCCCCTCGGGCATTCGATACCGTCTCGACGCGGTCCAGCGCATCGGCGTCGTGATTGACGCAGTCGCTACCCGCATCGGCTCGTCGTAGAGCATGGCGATCTTCCCTTTGCCGAGGTGTTCGACGCTGCTGCCCAGCTCGCGTTTCTCGCGGGGCGAGAGCCCGGCATTGCGCTGCTTCTTGAGCGTGTAGGGGTCCTTGCCTTGCAGCAGATCGGTTCGCCCCCGCCGGCCGACCCACAGATAATGCACGCCGTCTCGATAGAGCGCCGTGAACGGCCAGATCTCGCCCCGCGATGTGTTGATGCCGGGAATCTTCTGGTGGTCCGTGAAGTGGATTCCATCCCTCGACCACGCGACGAAAATGTCCACGTCCACGCTGGTGCCGCCCGTCGCCTTGATCGCCCCGTAGTACATCCAGATCAGCTTGCCCGCGACGACCGCGGCGCAGGAGAACACGCCCTCCTCCTCCGCGTTGGGGTGATGCGGTTGCGGGAAGTACTCGATGACGGGGGTTGGGTGCTTCGTGAACGGCTTCCGGCCATCTTTGCTGAACGCAACACCGAGCGCGCGGAAGGCGGGCCCACCGTCGGAGACACGATCGCCTTTGGCACCGACGTAGTAGAGCGCGACACGCCCATCGGGCAGCAAGACTGCGTCGGCCGCGGCGTGTTGCCCATCGAACCGACGATCCCAGCGGCCGGGCGACGTCCGAATCGCGATGCGCCGACCAACCCAGTCCTGCACAGTCGGCACAGGGACGACGCGGGGGGACGGCGCGGATTCACCTTGAATAGTGACCGCCCCCTTTGCTGTGATCCTCTTACCCGGCTGCACGACAGCGTCTCGATTGAGCTTCAGTGTGATCGTGACATCCTTCAGCCGGGTCACCTTCCCTTTTTTCAGCTTGAGTGAGTGATCTTTGACGCGCAGATGCAGGATGTCGGACATGAATTGTCTCTCCACTACACGAAGAAGTCGTGCAACGGGTATTCCTCTACGACGGTCAAGCCCTCGTTCTCCATTCGCCGGTCGTGCCGCTGTTCCCGCTTCCAGGATGCTAGCAGCTCCACAGGCACCGTGGCCGGATCGCGCCCGCTCTTGAGTGCGGGGAGGGCGATCTCCTTCGGCCAGAGCATCATAGCATAGCGCAAGGCATCACATTCGTCATCGTTGACCTTGAACGGCCGCTGCACCTTGAGCGAGCCGTCTGCCTTCATCGAGTCCTCGTAGCGGTAGGTCTGCATCTCGTCCAACAGCTTGGGGACCATGTCCTCGATGAGCAGGAGCCGCTTGTGAAAGAGGCCCGACTTGACCCGCTCGATGCCGGGGTCCACGGCGTTTTCGGCCTGGATGGCGTAGATCCCGTGCTGGGCCAGCTCCACCTGCATCTGCTTCTGGGTGCGGTCGATGGCGAACCGGACATCCTTCAGGCCCGCGGCGAGCTTGCGAACGTGCCAAGCGTGTTCGGCGGCCGGGCGGGAGGCGCCCTTCTCGGTCACATACTCCCCGGTGCAGACGATGCCCTTCTGGCTGGAGGTCAGGCGCACAGCCGCGAACGGGTGGTCGGCGCCGGGGTCGATCCCGATGATGGTCGGCCGGTCCTTGTCCACCGAGGCCCAAGAGCCCTTCCACTCGGGGAAATAGGCCTTAATCTGGTCGTTCGTCCGCAGGATGACATCTTGCGTCAGGAGCGAGGCGTAGATGGCCCCCTCGAAGGTCACGAAGTCGGCCATGTACTCCTGGGCGAACAGCTGAGGCGACATGGAGCGTCGGGCCTCCTCGATCTCCTCGCGCGGGATGATGGGGTTGTCGGCCGTGCGGTAGCGGGTGGCCCAGAAGCCCGGCACGCCCTCCAATGCAGGTTTGTAGAGCCGCCGGTAGACCCAGTCCTTGCCCCGCGGGGAGGTCGTGAACCAGGCCGGACCCCGGTGCTCAGAGAGCGAGGGCCGGAACACGTCCCAGGCCATCTCGACCATCTTCGAGACCTCGTCGAACCAGGCCCAGTCGGGCCCTTGGCCACGCAGGCGTTCGGGGTCCTCGGCCGGCCGGCCCTGGATCATCGAGCCATTCGTCAGCTTGACCTCTTGATAGCTCTCGTTGATGGGGTGCTTGATGTCAACCAGCCACGACCGAGGGATCTGGCCGATAATGGCAGGCCAGACATAGTCGTGCAGCTCTTTGAACGTGGGAGCGATCACCCAGCCGAGGGTCTCCGGGACAGCCGCCTCCTCGATGGCCGAGATAGCGCCAATCCTGGATTTCCCGCCCCTTCTTCCGGCGATGAGGGTGAAGCGGTTGAAGGCCCGGCGGGAAGGGGCTGCCCCACACTGGCACATGGAGTCGGGGCTCACCCGCTGCAAGAGGTGCTTGTGGCGGTCTGCCTCCGACACCTTGGCGGCTTCAGAGCAGAACCACGACCGCCGGGCGTTCAAGAAGGCGATCTGGTACGGGTTGTGCTGGAGCGGCTGGAGAGCCATCTATTGGGCTCGTAGGAGCCCGGCCACTGACGGACGAAGCTCCCGAGCCTTGATCGAGGCCCGGTGCCGGCGGAGACCCGAGGTAATGGCCGGCTTGGGCGGCTTCTCCACGGCGGGCTTCTTGGGCGACATTTTGGCCGCCTTCAGGACAACATCTTCCTTCTTCAGCAGTTTCCCGATGGCCCCAAAGCCCTCGCGCATCCGTTTGCCGATCTGTTCGGGTGACGGTTTCCTCCGTCGGGTGCCCTGCAATGCCATGTCTACACTCCTATGACTGCTCGGATGTCTCGCTATCTTTCGGGCTCCTGGGCACCCCTAACACTTGACCCGCCTGGAGGGTCACATGACCCCCTTCGGGTGTCGAGAAATCCACCTTGAACGCCGCTATGGTGGCTGTGCCAGTGGTCTTGACGGCCTGGTGCGCCTGGTAGAGCCCGAGGCCCTCCAGGTGCTTGATCGCGGTGGACTTGTCCTTGCGCCCGAGGTGGAAGAGCATCGTTTCGAGCGCCATCGGGGTCAGGATCTCGTTGAGGACCTCGGGCGCCGTCCGGTCGGGGAAGAGATAGCCCAACTGTCGGGCCTCGTTCAGATACCAGGCTATTCTATCTTCGTGAACTTGGAATTTCCTGGCGATGCGGGACTGGGCCATCCCGGCGGCCATGAGGGTCAGAATCGCGGCAATCCGCTTCCTGAATGCCGGGGTGTGGGCCTGGTGCGGCTTGAGTTCCTCCCACTCGTTCTCGTCAGTCCAGTCCTGGTCGCCGGGCTTGATGGGGTAGAGCCAGTCTCTGGCGCGAGAGTCGGAGACGGCGAGGTCTCTCGCCTTCTGGCGTAGGCGTACTGCTTCGGTCGGAGGCTTGGGTGGGGAGAAGACGGCGTTGTCCACGAGGCGAGTCTACCACAGACGCCCACTCCGTTCCTCATCCACTCGCGGCCCCCTTCCCGTCGCCCCCGCAGGCTGGATTAGGCGAGCCATGACAATCCGGGCAGCGCCAGGCGTTCATATTCACCCCACATGTTGTGCAACACTCGTGGGGGTCCGGGGGTGCCGGAACCTCGGCCTCTACAGAAGCCGTCCCCGCATCCTTCCGGGTAGCAGCACCCTCGGACCTATTTACTTTCCCCTTCATGCGGCCCCCTTCCCGTCAGTTCGCTCTCCTCTTGCTCTCCGCACACCCGGCCCGAGTCTCCGGTAGGAGACGAGGGCGCTAGTCTGGCCCCTCGGGCTGGTCGTCCTTGCAGTCTTCAAGGGCAGCACTGGCCAGATCGAGCCATGTACCGAACCGCTCTTTGGGCAGGGTGATCCTGGCTGTGACCGTGCGGGCCCCCTCGCCGTAGGGGGTGTTGATGATCACATCGACGTAGAGCGAGTCAGGGCTGGTCTGGACCTTGAGCGTGGAGTCATCGGGGGTCTTGACGATAGCCTCCATGGCCCCTACCCCCTGCATACCCCATGCCAAGACGGGCAACTCCTACATTCTGGCAACCTAGGCGCCTGGAACCGCAGAACCGGACATCGAAGCGGACATCATGCCTAGGGAGACGGGCAACCCTGGCCCCTGTAGAAAAAATCTACAGGGAATTGGGCTATACTCGCCCCAGGGGAAACCGCCCTAGGGGAAATCTTAGCGCGGGGACCGCCTCCCGTCGGGGGGGATACCGGCAAAGGGGCCCCCCCGCCCCCCTGTGTCTCTATTGCCACATGTCTCGATACTGCACATAGGGCAAGATAGCCCACCTTGCCCACCTTGCTAGACAGCGCCGGCACTGGGCGCATGTGGCCAGTTGCGGCACGCAGGCTCCAGACTGGCGCGACTACCGCGCTACCCCGGCGCGCACCCGGCGCGAGAGCCAGTCTTGCCCGTCTTGCCCCTAGCGCTATAGCCCCAGGAGCTCGATCTCACGAACCGCAACCGCCTCGCGGGCTGTCTGATATGGCACATCTCGCTGCCTGATATCCCGCAGTCGTGCTATATGGCACGCATAGTCGTGCCAAGTGGCCACATTTACCCCCTGCAATCATTGACGTTTTGGCAATGTGTCAAGATATTGACACTTTTGTCGGTGGTATGGGAGTTGCAGCCCTATTAACCAGAAGGGGAACGCAATGGACGAGTTCACGTCGGCACACTTGGTAGCATGGATTAGCCAGACCGTCGTGGGGCTAGACGAGCAAGTCAAGACCCACGAGGCAATCTGCACACTGCTACACGATCACCCCGATCTCGTCGGTACGCAGTCATGGCCCGAGATCCGGCACCTTGCCACGCGCGAGAGCCTGACAGACCGTTATGAGGGCGGCTAGTGTCTCAGTAGGGCTCCTGGGCTCCAGGGGCCTTGTCGGACACACTAGCAAAAAGGGGGCATCATGACGTACGAACAGAGCGTTGAGCACTACTTGGAATGCATCACCGCAGTATCTTCGGGTGCCAACCATATGTGCCCGGAGTGCGATCCCGACAACATCGACGGCGACACGTTCGAGCAGGACTATCCGGACGAAGGCGGCTTCTCGTGGTCACACTGTGAGGGCTGCGGCTCGGCGTTCGGCGGCGATCGGTACGCCGGCCACGGGCTCATAGACGGAGAGTTGATCCACTTGCAATTATGCACCGACTGCCTGCTCTACCTGGTGAACGGCGACGAGCCGGAGGAGCCGTGGTTCCGGTCGCCGGAGGCAGCACGGCGGGCTAGACTTGATGCTGAGGCGACCGAGGCGCTAGCGTGTGAGTAACCAGAGGGGGGAACTGATATGACCAAGAGGGGGAAACCAATGCCACACTGGCGAGTGAAGTTTATGAGACGGGGAGACGAACCTCCAATGCCGTTCGGGAAGACAAGCGTTGTCGTCTGCACAAACACGCGTGATCACGCTAAGTCTGTCGTGCCAGCATCGCCTCGTTACCCGATAACAGCCTCTAAAACCTTGG